CCATTAGTAATAATCCTATTGCTCCAATTGGTAATGTAGCCAAATATCCTATTCCTGAAAAAGCTAAACCTAATACTGTTAATACTGCTGCGAAATTCCATATTTCGCCCATTGGAATACCTTGCATCATTTTGAAAGATATTGCAGCCATTATCATAGCTGGTGCCATTAACAATAATCCTAAAGCTCCTACAGGAAGTGTACCTAACATACCAATTAGTGCAAATGCTAAACCTAACACTGTTAATACACCTGCAAAGTTCCACATTGACCCCATATCTACACCTGCTATCATTTTGAATGCAAACGCTGCAGGTATAAGAGCAGCACCCATTATCATAAGTCCAATAGAACCTTGCATTATATTTCCTGTCGCTTTACCCATTACTTTCATTGCCATTGTTAAAGCGAGTAGTGTAGCAATTCCTGCTAACGTACCTTCTATTGGAACATCTGCTAATAGCTTAAATGGTGGCACAAAAAATAACAACGCAACACCCATAAGAGCCATAGCTGTTACAGCCTTGAATACAGAACCCCAACTTACTGTTTTGAATGAATTGAAAAATCTTGATATTGCATTACCTTTTTTAGCAGGTACTTTATCCATTTTGGCTGTAAGTTTATTACCTCCATCCAAAGGTTTTTCCATCTTACCAATTAAGCCTTTGTTTGCCTTAAATCTCATATCTGGTTTACCAGCTTTGGTTAATGGTCCTGCTGCAGCTGCTGCTCCTCCACCACCAAAAGAAGCTTTCCAAATCATATGAGCTTTTTCCTTAACCCAGTGTGCTGATGCTGCTATATATCTACCTACATTTAATTGTTTTAATGACGCAGCCGCATTAACTGCAGATGCAATAAAGGTACCATTTTCCTTCCAATACTCTCCCATCTTTTGTACCCATGCCATATTTTTTGCCCAACCTTCTGCTTGTTTTTCTCCTGTCTCTGTTAAGCCTGCTGCAAGATTTAGCTGCTTTTGTAGTTCTCCTGTAGATACTCCCATCATATCTGCTGCAGCTTGTCTTTGGTAATAATCCATTTTGTTGAATGCTGTAATACCACCAAGTTGATTTAGCATTTCTTTATATGATTCTGTTTCTTTTCCAGCATACATTAATTGTTGAGCTCTAGATATATTGATATTTCTACCTAACAATACAGATAATTGCATAGCTGAATTTCTAGCATTATCTAAATCCATTATCTTTTCACCAAATGCCGCTACTTGCGAAAGGCTTGCTCCCATCTTGTTGGCTTCTACTGCTGCTTTACCAAGCTCTTCAACTGTTTTTGTACCAAACTGAGCCATCATGTCCATATTATCAGCAACGTCTTTCATTACCTTTCCTATAGGTAATTTCGCACCTCTTGCAAGATTAGCAACTGTTTCTAAACTAGCTTTACTCTGAGCCATAGTTTCACCTGTTACAAGCATATTTCTTGCAAGAAGCTTACCAGTTTCTTGTTCAGTTAATCCTATTGTAAATGCTAATTTTGCAGCTTCAGCTGCAGCTTCTCCTGTAAGTCCTTTTAGATTTCCAGCACCTTCAGCCAATCCAGCCATTGCTTCTGATGTCTGTTTCATACCTATACCAAATATTGCACCTTGAATATTAGCTGACAACATTGAAGGACCTAGTGACATTGCTTGACTTGCAGAAAGTCCCATGCTTTCTCCCATCTCTTTTAGCGAGCCAGCAAATTTTGCTGTTTCAGCTGTAAGAGATATTAAAAATAAACCACCTGCAATTTTTGGGTCCTGTGCTATTTCCCAAAAGTCTTCCCATTTCTCTTTCCACTTACCTGTCCAATCATCTATTTCTTTTTCACGCTCTATTCTTTTTTGGTATTTCTCAAGTAAATCTTTTGAGTTCTTTACTCTTTCACTATTATTTATTGCCTCTTCTCTTTGTAAATCTTGAAGTTGTTCGGCATAGCTTTTTTCTTTTTCTTTTATTGATAAAAATTGTTTTGCTGTTGCGTACGTAGTACCCATTTCTTTGGCTATATCCCTAGTGACTTTAGCTCGCTTAATATCATCGTCAGTTATCAACTTTTTAGTATCAAGAATCTCACCAACAAGACTCTTAATATTTCTAGTTGACTCTTCTAACTGCTGCTGTCTTTTTAATTCATCGGGTGTAGCCATTTATTTATAATCCGTATTTATCCATTAAATCTTCGGCATCTGCTGTAACTTTTTCTATATGCTGAGATGCTTTTATATAATCTTCAACTTTCTTTTTTCCGTCTGGTGTTCTTGCTATCTTTTCCAAACCTTTTATAAACCTTTTATCGTTAGCTCTTTTTTGAGCTCGACCAATTCTATCAATAATTCTATCAAATAAACCTTCTTTTGTGATTTGTTTATTTTTAGAAATTTCTTCTTTAATCATTTTTATGATTTGTTTTCGTAGAATACTGTCACTCATGACATCTCTCCTTGTATATTATTAGTTTTATATAAATATCAAGAATGATGTTTTTTTAATATTATTTAGATGGTCTACTAGGCATACTAGGTCTTGAAACACTTGGTTTAGAAGGAGGTTTAGCAAATGATGGTATTTTAGGCGGACCTGTAGTACGACCTTGACCTTTTTTGGCCTTTTCCATCTGTTCATTTTCTTTTTTATGCTGTGCGTCTAACTCTCTATAATAAAATATTCTGAGATATACAGGCATATTATAAACATCGTCGTGAGAAAACCCACCATTGCTAAAGTACAGAAGTTGAAATATCTGTTTATGTAGAATGGGTCTGTATTCAGACCCTAGGCCAAAAAAACTCAACGGTTAAAGGAATTTGTACAGAACCTTCGTGTCCACATTCATCGCATTCGAAGTAATATGTCATATCAATATCTGGAGTAACAGCATCTAAATGCTTTCTAAATGCTAATGAATCTCTAGATATAAATTCATTTTCAACAAAATTATCTATTGTTTTTCTATCAGTTTCACCATCAATAGATACTATCATTGCTTTTAATCTACTTGTTAATTCATATGATACCTGTGTAGAACGAGTCTGCTTTTTCTTTCTTTTAGCTAATTCAGCAACTTTAGCTTCGTCAGAATGACTTAATATTTTGAATTCTATATTTCTTTTACTTAAAGGTAGTTGATATTCAAAAAGATTAGAATATTCTGCAGTTATATCTTGATTTCTATTTTCTAATTCTGCAAGATTTATAACTACTTTATTTTTAGCACCACAAGCAGGGCATGTCACTTCTACAGGATAATCAGCACCGTAACCTAATATTCTTGCTGCAACCATAACAGCATTTTTATCTCCTAATATTAAATCATCGTAATTTACCTTTTTACCTTGTCCATTTCCTACAATAAGTGAACGTAAAAGCATATCAATTACAACACCTTTTTGTATTAAATTTTGAGAAGTAAGAATATCTTCTTCTTTTGCAGTCATATATTTCATTTCTATTTGACCAGAAGAAAGTGGATGTTCCTTAGGATATAATAAGCCTTTACTTGGTAAGTCAATAATTTCTGTAGGGAATTTTGCTTCTTTTGCTTGGTTTATTTCTGTATCTTTAATCAGCTTGTCTTTTAGTTCGTCAGTTGATATTTCTTTTCCTGGATATTCGTCAGTGACCTTTGTCATATTTTTGCTCCTTTATTGTTGTTTATCATAACTAGTATATATAAATATATACAAACAAAAAAATAGCCTGAAAAATATCAGGCTATAATTTTATTTTAACTATTATTTAGTATTGTAAAATAGCGTAATCAAATCTTAATGTCATGTTAATGATTGCTGGTTCATTATCATTTTCCCATGTGATTTCACCAAAATCTGCTTCTGTAATAAAAGCACCTTTTAGTGTCCATTCTTCTACCTTATCACCTACAGGTCCTAAAATATTGATTGTACAGTCTTTTTTATAAAAATCTGCATATCCATTTCTACCTGTTACTGATTCGTGGTGTAGTCTTACCCATTCCATAACTGCCTGAGCACCTGATGGTACAACTGGGTCATATAGTTCTAGTCCTATAGTTTCCCAAGTACTTCTACCTTTTAGGTGTCTTTCGTTATTGATGTGCTTAAGCGTTACATCACCATTAGTAATTTTAGGTCTTGCTGCTTTTCTTATTAAGTAAGAAGGAATTCCGTCCACATAAAATACATATCTATTTTTAACCTTTGGTTCAAAGGCGGTGAACATCATTTCCGTTGGGTCGATTAAATTTGCCATTTGTTTTTCTCCTGTTTATTTAATATAAATATCACCTAGTCGTTAAACGTTGCACCAGTTGGCATTACATTGAAGTCAATAACAATGAATTCTGCTGCCTTAGCCGGTTGAATGAATATATCTCCTTTCATGATATTTCTATCAATAATATCTGGAGTGTTATTCGATTCATCCATTACAACTTTGAAGGCATATAAACCTTGTCTTTGTTGAACGGATTCCATGTAAGGGTTAACTTGTGATAAAAATCGGTTTCTAGTTGCTGATGTATTATTTTCAAAGATTAAGTATTTAGATACTGAAGCTATGAATTTCTTAAGGTTAATTAGTAGTCTTCTTACATTTACTCTATCTAATGCTGAAGCTTTCTTTTGAAGAGTTTTCTGTCCCCAAACACAAACACCTTCACCAGGGAATGTTGCAACTGGATTAACTGATGCATCATATAATTCATCTCTGTTTGAATGTGTTAGTTTTCTTTCTGCTTGTACTACTGTTTCTTGACCACCTCTATTAAGACCTGCAGGAGCAAACCATTCTGCTGATACCTTGTCGTTGAAAGCATAGATACCTGGCATTACAACAGATTGCGGTGCCCATATATATCTTCCTGTTACTGGGTCAGCAATTTGTACCCATGGCCAATAGTATGCTGCGTAAGAAGAATCTCTATCTGCTGCCTCACCTGTTGCTGCAGCTATAGTTTGTCCGTAAGCTACTGGGTCAATGATTGCCATTAAATCACCACGTTCTTCGCACATCTCTATTATCTTCGTTACTGTACCATTGTGTTGCTGGTCGTTAATACCTGGTAAGAATAATAAGTTGATGTCATATTCATCTTGATTAGCTAATAGTTGAATTGCATCTGTATATTTTTGATTAAGTCCTGTTACACCGTTGAATGTAATTCCTTGTACGTTTGTAGTAGAAATAGTTTCATACATTGCTCTTGGATGTGCCACTGTTCCGTCAGCACCTCCACCAAATGAACCAGAAGATACTTGAGGTAATGATGCAGTATAAGATGCATCTGTTTTATTACCATTTTCATCTAGGTACATTGGAGTTTTTAATATAGAAGCTTCATCAACATAAACAAATTTTGATTTGTTAGGATAGTTTCCTTGAGGTTGTATATAGATATCTGTTTGACCAGCATTACCAACTGTATTGTAAGCTGTTCCAATCATTTTACCAATATAAGCATTTGATTTAGGGTCCAACATACATCCGTTCCATGTTTCAAGAACAACTTTACGTTTGTTAGTGTCATCACCTCTTCTAATTACTACTGTAAATGTACCTTTTGATTCATTAACATTTACAACTTCCCATCTTAAATTATCTTTTGTTCCATATTGTACAGAACCTGTTGTTAAAATTCCATTTGGTCCTTCGTGAGCTGTAACACCACCATCTGTTGTTGGTGTGCTGTTCATAATTAAACCATCACCAATTGTTTTTAGATTAAATGATGCTGTTAAGTTATGAGCAATACCTCCAATATGAGTTCCTGTTCCGTGATATGATGCAGATGTTGGAATACCACCAACTGCTAAATCTATACCTGTTACTGCGTCTACACCATTTGTAGGACTTGTAAATGTTGGTACTGTACCATTAAATGTACCAATAAAGTTCATGTGAATATTATTACCAGAACTACCATCGCCAACAGAAGCTGTAACATTAAGTGTAAGTCCACCAAGTGATGATGATACTATAGTATCTCCTGTTTGTAATGACATTGTAGCTGCCAACATGTGTAATACTGATAATGTACCGCCGGCACCAGCTGGGTTATTTGAACCAGAATTAAAGTAATAAACATTTGCTGATGGTACGTTAGCAGGTATCGGTGCATCTGCACAAATAAATGTAAATATCGTACCGTCTGAACCTGTATAATATATTTGGTCACCATCGCTAATACCACCTGTAAATGCAGATGAATTTGCTGTAGCTCTTGTTTCAGCTTGCGATGCTGTTGGAGCATGCCAACTAGCTGTAGCATTAGAATATCCTGTATTCTTACTACTGTAAGAGGTCCACCGTGCTTAAGATAATCTTTTGCTGCGATAGATGTATAATATTGATAAAAATCTGCTTTTGTTCCTGAACCTGATTTGAAAGATTCACCAAAGATTGTTGCAAAATCTGAGTATGAAAATACTGTTGTTGGAACGTTTGCAGGTCCTTTAACTGTTGGTCCAATTACTGCAGCTCCAATTGCCCCTATTCCTTGTTGTACAAAAGACAGGTCGTTTTCTTTCGTAAATACACCAGGGCTAATTATTTTTTCAGCCATTTGTTTTTCTCCTTAATATATAAATTTGCGATAACGTTCTGTCATCTGGTCACCTTAATATTCATATAATAAATATAAAGAATCAATCTCAAAAATTATTCCTGTGGAATAAAATTACCTGTTTCTATGTCCAATGTACCTACTCCATATTTAGCTGATAATTCCTTAGCGTATTTGGCTTCGATTTCTCTTTGTTCTTTATATTGTCTATTTAATTCTGTTCTTTGTTCTTCTAATAATAATCTGTCTAGTTCTACTTGACCTAGAGATACTGTTATTTCTTGATACTTTGTTTTAATTTCATTCACTTTTTTCATTTCTTCTTCTGTGAATTTTTTTGGTTCTGCCATTGTTTTCTCCTTATAACTAATTGTTTATAACTATTTTCTGTTTTTATCTATATAATCTTTCTTTGCATCTCTGAATTCTTTTTCTTCCTTTTCAGAATTCGAATTCAAATCATCAAATGTTTTTACTGTTTCTGCTGCTATTTCTATTTTTACTTTACCAAAATCTTTTGGATTATAATTACTCATTGCTTTTTGTATATTATCAGGTATTATAAATCCATGCATATTAAGTGTAAAGTTAGCCTTTGATAATCTATCCTGGCCTTGCTCTGCAGCAGATTCGATATCAAAGCTATCTATTGTCGACAAAAACTTAAATTTTTCATCTTGTCCCCAATATTGACCAGCTGCATAATTTATATCTTCTACTATTTTATTAAGCTGTTCTAAATATTCAGTAAATATAATACAACTATATGATAGTTTTACATAATCAGGTATTACAACATTATGTAATTGCTTAACAGGCTGTCTATTATTTAATACATTAAAATTATCATACTTGTTCTTTTCAGTATAATTTTTTCTAAATGATGCAAAAAGTGGATTTGTTGTATCTACTTTACTACCTAATGATTTATTCTTTTCTACACTAGTTCTTTTATATATTACCAAAGGAAACTGAATTTTTCCTTTTTTATCTCTATATACACCTGATTTTTGTACAGATTTCCATCTTTCTGGAGAACCATACATTACAGGTACAATTACTTGCTCATCTCCTTCCATTACCGTTGGCTGAATTACATTGTCAAAATAATATTTTATAACAGAATCGATATCATATAAATTTACATACAAATCTTTTACGCTATCGTCTCTACGTATTTGATTTCCTCGATTTATCTGTTTTATTATATTGTTATCAGCCATATAATCCACCTCTCTGTTCGTCTATTTTATTACCTTTAACGTATTCGTCATATCCTGCTCTTACATTTTCAAGTGTATTTATTTTACTTCTTCTCGTTTCATGTGTTTCAACTATTACTGACCAACTTGCTCCGTGAGTTCCACCATTTGAATCAGTAGCTGGATTTTTACCAAAAAGATATTGTCCAGTTGATACTGTATCTATTTCACAATACATATTATCCCAATAAATTATATCTCCTACCTCTAAATATACATTTGCTTCTTGTGCGTTTTCATTTGGGTCAGTAGTATTATTTATATCACCTAATTCTAATGCTGCAAGGTCATCTCGTAAAAATGAAAATTTAACTTCTCTATTATAATCCGTACCTTGTGAGTCTGAAGTATATTCTTTACTACCTTTTTCTATAAGACCTGCAACTTTAACTCCGGGCTTAAAAACTTTTCTTAATGCTTCTCCATAAAGATTTTCTTTACTATCGAAAATTGAATTCTTAAATATATCACATCGAGTATCAATAATCTCATTTATCAATTCTCTGTTTATATGTCTAAAAAGACTTATATCTCTACTTCCTCCGAATAGTGCCATAATTACCCTATGTATATATTAAGCGGTGCTTTGTTTAACATTCCTTGTTGAAAATCTGTTATCTCGTTTTCCTTTTCCATTAGATTACGTCTTGATGCTGCTTCTAAATCTTCTCTCAATGATGCAATTAAAGCTTCAGCTTCTGCAGCCCCTTCACTTCTAAGTGTTTCTCCATCAAGATTTGTTTCTGAACCTGGAATAGGTATTGTACTATATTTACTTCTTACAGAGCCAAGTACTTGTTTAACCAATGATAATGTATATTTTTTTATCCACTGTAAACCTGGGTCATTTATATTTGAATATACCATATTATCATAACCAAAGTTTGAATAATCTGAAATAGCGTCTGCAGTTAAAAGAGTGTCTCTATCTGAAGTTTCTATATACTGGAACCATAATGCAAAAGTACTTTGAGGTCTTGGAAATAGTTTTAATTTATTGTTTATCAATTCAAAAGTATACGCAGAT